CATCGGAAGTTCTATCCGCGTAATTGGAGAGCCCAAAACCATCGACAATGATCTTGTACACACCGATCATACTCCCGGCTTCGGAAGTGCCGCGAAATATGTCGCTTCCACTGTCCGCGAGATCACAACCGATGCCAATGTATATGAAAAGAAATCTGTAACGATCATCGAGATCATGGGACGGCATGCCGGATGGCTGACTGCCGCCAGTGCACTGGCCCGCAAATACGATGGAGACAATCCGCTGTTTATCTATCTTCCGGAAGTTGCTTTTGATCAGGATGTCTTCCTTAAGGATCTGGAGAAATCATTCGAAAAGAACTGTAATCTGATCGTATGTGTATCCGAGGGAATCCATGACGCAGATGGTACTTTTATCTGTGAATATGACAGTTCCGTAGGAACCGATACTTTCGGTCACAAAATGCTTGCAGGCTGCGGCAAATATCTCGAAAATCTGGTACGCAGCCGTCTCGGTGTCAAAGCCCGTTCCGTTGAACTGAATGTCAGTCAGCGCTGCTCTGCATCTCTGATTTCTGCCACAGACCAGAAGGAAGCCATAACTGCAGGAAAGTTTGGTGTTCAGGCTGCTCTTAACGGTGAAACAGGCAAAATGGTATCTTTTATCCGCCAGACAGACTCTGAAGGTAATTATCAGATGGTATGCGGACTTGAAGATGTCAACGCAATCTGCAATGAAGAAAAAACAGTTCCACTTACATGGATCACTTCTGACGGACATGATGTCACAGAAGATTTCATCCGTTACGCCCGTCCGCTCATTCAGGGAAATATAGAGGTTCCTCTCGGCGAGGACGGACTGCCAAAATTCGTATACCGAAAATAAAATGCATCCTCTCGGAGCGTTTGAGGCTTTATTGGAATATTACAAAGTAATTTCTTATAAAGTCCAAAATCTCCACTCCCGATTGACAG